AATGTCAACTTGCGGGTGGGCAGGGGACAACTTCCATTTAAACCCGATGATATTCGGATCTGTAAAGCCTGCATAAATCGTTGCTCGGTGATATGCATTTCCCATCTCAGTTCGAGCTAAGCGGAGAGAAGCGTACCTCACACCGCCTTTTACATCAGGATTTACAAAGACTTCAATTTCTTTTGCAAGAGTTTCAACGTCTTTATTTTTGAGAAGCGCGAGGTTAATTTTCCTGTTTAACATTTCTTGCGTCAGGTCTCGCGTGCCCCAGACCGTCTCACTAAATGTCTTCGTGGTAGGGCTCTTGACACGTTGAATTACGACGTCAATATTGTTTAACGTGTCTTCAACTACAGCACGTCTACGAAGCTCTAGGGCTGCTTTATCTCCGCTATTTCGTATACGTTTGGACGTATAATCGTATGACATGTCGATCCCACGAATAGCAGACTCGACGACTCCCTGCCCTACTTTGTCTCCAACTTCTTCATAATACTTTTTAAGCTGTTCATTAATGCTCCGTTGAGTTTGAAGAAGATCACGTTTCGCTTCAAGCGCTTTAACTTTCTTGGATGAAGCATATTGTCTCATCTCTTTTTGAGTTTCTTTATAGAGGTCATGAAGAACATCAATAACCTCTAACTCAACCTGACGTTCAGCGAGAAGAAACTTGCGTTGGGCAGGGGTGATTTTAGACATTATCGTCGCCAATTAATAGCGAGTCAACATTCTGCCTAAATGAATCGCCTGAAGATTCAGCCTCAGAGATTTGAGCCTTTTCTTGAAGAATACGCTGCTTAATCGCGCTATCAAACACGTAACCATACTCAGTTAGTTTCTCACGGAATAGTTCCGTGTCAATAACGCCTGCTTCAAGAAGTAGCTTCAACTCGTTGATTGATTCTTCACGAGAGATAGGAAGTGGGTTACCAATAACACTGTAAGCACGGCATTCGCTTGAAGTTCCCTCATACTGAGGAAGCCACATCGTACAAAGATCATACAGGAAGTGATCAAGAACACCGATGAATGCGATCTCTTTCTCTGCACACTTTGAGAGAATGGGATGCATACGTAATGCGATTGAGGTTCCTGATTCTACTGCACGTGTACGGGAACTACCGATAGCAACTTCAGGCACACCAGCCGCTTCGAGAACTTCTTGCTTGATCTTATTGATGTACTCAATTCCTGCAAGGTCTTTACCGATACCATTGACTCGCTTAAAGTCAGTGTCAGGCTCAATCTCAACGACACCACCAGGTCCAAGTCGCCAAGGAATTGGGTCACCCGTCGTTGGGTCAACAGGAGAACCTGACGTTGTGACATAAAGACCAGCACCATCAAGTGAAAGCGACAACTCCATATCACTTGCGACCTGGTTAATTGCCATGAACACTGACTCAAACCCAGCCATTTCGCTAACACCAAAATCATTTTCGATTTCAGGGTTATTCTTAATGTGATAAACAGGAATAGTCGTGATCTCTTTAGGAAGATAAAAACCTTGATGCAACTCTTCTTGGCCATCTCGCATTTGAGCGGGAGGGCTTACTTCTTTAATTTCCTGGCTGCTTCCCCATCGGTCATCCCAACCATTCATCTCAAAGTATTTCACTTGCGTGAAGATACCCTCTTCTTCTTTACGATATGTATGGCGACGAAGAATCGTAGTGCCGTCATCTGCTTTCATTTGCGTGAGCAAGTGGCATCCGACGATTCGCGAAGTATCATTCATGTCAGTGATTGGGAAATATGTTGAAGGATCAACACCGTAAATAGAAATGCGAGTACCTTCAGGCTTCGTGTCATCAGCGACAATATGAAGAAGACCGTCACCACGAATGAGAGACCATCGCTTTGTTGCTTGAAGCGTCGAATAGAAATCCTCACGAGTGAACAAAGCGTTTAGCTGCGAACGCAATTCACTGTTTGTTGATTCGTTGCCAAAGTTCTCATCAATACCGAACGACCACTGCACTGCATAAAAGCGGTTAATAGCTTCCACGAGGGTCTTAGCGGTTGGTAACGTGACAGGCCGATTGTTTGTACCGCGCATCACCAAACTGAACGTGTTAGGGACATTACGGTAAATCTTTTCGTAAACCTCGTACGCGTTAATGCGTTCTTGATCTTGAGGTGTTACCCATGTTGGGAGATTAGCCGTGAAAGGCTTTGCACTCGTGTATGGTGTAAACTTCTCGTAAAGATTCTGAAAGATTTTCATTAGTTAAACTCCGCAATCGTCGCGCGTGAAGCTCGAATGCCGATTGTCCTCCGCTTGAAGTGACCTGCAAAGAAACGGCCTAACGCTTCAGGTGTGTGGTCATCTTTCTTCATTGGAAGTTCAGGAGAATTTAAATCGACATTGTCTTTCTTGTCTGGGTATCGATAATCATTGAACTCTCTAATAACATTAACACATTTCCTATTAATGAGCAATTTGGGTTTGCGATCAACGTGCCCTTCAGGCAAATGCTTGTTTTGAATTTCCAAGTGTTTGCGAATTGCTTCAAGACGCCATTTGAGTTCACCACCTGTTCCGCCTCGCGAACGAACACGCAACTCATTCTCAATTACTCGTGTATCTCCTGGTGAGGCCGGGTCTGGGTAGAAAGCCAAAAGCGAAGATGGACAAAGGTTGCGTCGTTTAACTTCTTGCGCAAACTCAAGCGGTGATAAACCTCGTTCATAAACCTCATCAAGAACATGTACATCACCAAATGGAGAAACCTGAATAAGAAGCCACACGCTTGGGTTCGTGAAACCGTAGTCAACACCTGCATATGTTTCCCAGTCAGGATTAAAGTCGAGATTCTTCACGTGAACCTCTTCATCGAAATCCTGGAACACTCGTCCTACATATTCCGTGAAGTCAGCTGCGATTTCTTGCTTAAACATTGGTGGTGTCAAATCTCGCATCAATTGGCCGATTTCTAAATCAACACCAAGCCGTTCAACATCAGCATCAGTGAATCCCGTCAAATTGTTTTGCTGCATCTCAAATAGCTGCTTTATGGCTTCATCTGAGCCTCCTTTACGATACACGTGAGGGTTCATCCACGCGGGACGTCGCCAACTTGCCCATTGAGTTTGTAGCGGGTCTTGACCTTGCCGCCATACGTTATAGAACCAGTTCTTACCTTCAGGTGTAGATGTAAGCTGAGCCCACCCATTAAAGTCATTCAAAGTTGGGCGAATAAACTTTGTCCAAACTCGTTCTTTGAGTTTAGCAGCTTCAGCGAGAATCACGCCGTGCAAACCTTCACCAACCAGTGTCTCTGGGTGTTTAGCGGATTTCGCGTGAACTTGAAAAACACCATCCCACAAAGAGATATGCATAAACCCAGAGAGAGGTTTATTGTGAGTTCCGTTTTTATCGAATGGAACTTGAAGACGGACAAGATCATTCCACAAAACACGGAATTCTTTTTCAGCGTCGGAATACTCAGGACCCACAATCCAATATTCCATTCTCTTACCACGTTCTTGCATCTCTTTGCGTTTAGTGTATGCGAGAATTGCTTGGCACGTTAAATCGTGACCACCTAATGCGCTCTTACCAAAACGTCGACCTGCCGCGACTACTTTGAAGCGAGAACTATCTGCGAGAATATCAATTTGGCCAGCGTGAGGCGTGAACCCTACTTTGCGAAAGATATCTGATTGCTTTATCGTGTTTTGCTTTGTCATTGAGTTACATTTCTATTTGTGTTTAAAAAGAAAAAGAAGCGCGAATTGCGCCTCTTTAACTTGAATTGATTTGCATTTAGAAACTAAACGCGTTTGCCTTTAGGCGCGTACTTGCCAACCTGAGTTTGAGAAGTAATCTCGCGCTCGCTCTTATAAGAAGCGCGAAGCTCTTGATAAATCTCTTTATCCATCGCGCTTACATAACCGCCTTCAAGACGAAGCGCACGGCCAGGTTTACCAAGTACCTGCTTATTCTTCAATGGCTTGGGGCCACTCATTTGCAACACCTTCTTCTAATTGCTCGTTATCTTCAAGAACTTCTGCTTCGAGAATATCTCGTTCAAGAGTAGCACCTTGAAGCAATTCTTCATACGGCTTAATCTCCGCCGTCATTTCAATTTTATCTGGAATTTTACCGCTTGACCGCTCAATGATATATGTCAGCGCTTTGAGGCGAGTGGGCGCTTCTATTTCTGCATTCATTCCGATCTTAATGAGTTCCTCTTGGGCAAGGAGTAGGTTGTTTGTCCATTTCTCTTGGGCTCGTTTAACCGACTCCCTTTGCATCGCCTCAACAAACTGCCTGGGAACCCAAGGCGGACGCTTGCCTGTGAACGTGCCTTTCTTCGACATCATTTCACCACGAATTAATTCTTCATCGGTAATGTCATCAGGAGTTAACCGTCCGTCAATGAGCATCGCCCAACGAGAATCTGCATCAATTCTTTTGCCTTTAACGAAAATGTATTTCGCCAATTCTTTCACATCCAACTTCGTTTTGTAATGCGTGGGATTCGGCTGCGTTGCTCGTAATGCAATCGCTCGCCTCGAGCCTGGAACAATTCTCTCGTGATTGCGTCGGTAATGACGTGCGAGGTAGGTCTCGGGATCATCTGTGAACTCCTGCGGCTTACCAGACATTACGGATAATCTTTCGTGACAAAATATACATCAAGCAACTTTGAAAGCTTCTAAAGGCCCTAAATTAAATCTAGGCCAACGTCAACACGCAAATGAGAATTGTTCCAAAAGTAACTACCATGAACATGTTAACAAAGAACATTAAAGTACTTTTGGCGTGCAAACCACCGAAGCACGCGAGGAGAAAAGCAATTGTTAAAAGAAAAATGCTAAGATTTGAATTATCTTGAAGAAAGACGTCCATAAAGAAATTCCTTAAGAATATAGCTTGAAAGTTGAATGGTGCTCGGATATCGCGTATACGCGTAGGGGTTATGGCTACAAAACAACTTTGAGAAAACGGTTGGTTGGAAAGTTTAAAAAAGGCTATTTACGATTGGTTTTGTTACTTTCCAACTAGTTTAAATTTATCATCCCCCGTGTACTTTGTAAATAGC